AAGTCGAAAAGCTGATGCCGTCTTTGATGTCGGCTGTATATCCAGTAGGCATGCGAATTCCTCGCCCGCCGTACACCGGCAGGCTGTTGAGTTGGGGGAGGGGTTACTGCTGGATCAGTTCGGCGGGGACCTCCACCGCGGCGCCGCGCTTGGCGAATACCACGGCGCGGAACACAGCGATGGTTCGGGTTTCGCCGGGCTGGCGGTTGAACGGATCGTTTGTCGCGTCCGCCAGCCAAGGGTGCCGGTGGCCAACATCGACCCAGACGCCGTACTTCGTGACCAGGTGCTCGGCATCAGGCAGGGTGAATAGATCCAGTTGGCCGGTGCCGGGCTGCCGATCAACCTCGATCGCGTTGATTGCCCAGTCCAGCGCCGTGCCGGTCAGTTCCTCGGTGCGGACGCTGACCATGCGGTTCATGGCTTGGGCTCGGGATGCCAGCGCGCCTTGTATTGAGCAATGAACTCGGGAGCGTACGAACTGGTCCAGCCGCATTGGCACTGGAACTGTCCGCCATTCCATCGCGTTCTCGCCCAAACCATGCATGCATCAGCGCCGCAATATGGTGTGTAGCCAGGCTTCCTCATGAGCGCTTCTTCCATGCGGTTCATCGCCACGGCCCCTTGTAGATGAGGTAGGCCATGTAGAGCGGGGCGAAGATCATGGCATCACCTTCAGTCCGGCGGATTCGATGGCTTCCGAACACGCACGTCGCATGCCCATGGCGGCGTGATAGGCATCCATGTAGCTGTCGTCAATGGCTTCGTCTGGCTCATCTGGCACTGGGAAGGGCGGCGGTAACTTAACAACCAGCGTTGAGCGGGATTCCTGCCATGCCCACCACGCAGACTGAACCAGAGAATTCAGATAATCATCGCAATGGTCTTTAGCAAATACCGCTGCATCGAAACGCGGAATCGAGCGCTTAAGGCATGCGGCTTTGTATGCCGTTTCGAATTGTTCACGCGTTTTGTCGCTCATCCGATCACCGCCTTTATGGTCAGTACCAATGGAAGCCAGAAGAAGAGGGTGCAGCCGAGTGCGCACTTGGTGATCATGGCTGCACCCGCTTGAACTCGACGACCCAGACCCACGGGTTGGCGTCCCAGTCGCCGCCGGTGGACTCCCACAACTCCCGCCATGCCGCCGGATACCAATCTCGGTAGTTTGGCGAAACGTCATCGCTTGCCAGTTCCGGCGGGCATTGCAGGCCTTCGGCTCGGATATCGGACCGGCTGATGTCCTGCAACCGCTCGACGCGGACGTCGGTGATCTCCAGCAGGATGCGGCATGCCCAGCGCGGCATATGGATGCTTGGCTTCCAGACTGGCTGATCGGCTTCATATGGGGTAAGTCCGTCGGCGGCGTACACCAGCGTGCCGTCGTCGCGCGCCTCGCTGACATCCAAGTCATCCGGTTTGAGGTAAGGGCCGCACATGACCTCGTTGTGATCGCAGTACCAGGTCTCGCGAACCCACAGCCGATCGCCGGGGTTTCCGAAGGGACATTCCGGATTGCGCTTCGTGACGTCTGGGTTGCGGATGAAGGGCTGGCCTTTGCCGTAGCTGCCAATGTCGGCCCGTGAACGCGGCTGAACCTTTACCGGCCGGCGAGTGACAGTCTTCCGGCCATCCAGAATGGCGCACACCATCGGCGCCGAGAACAGGATTGGCCGTTCTTTCGATTGTGGTGAGGTAGCCATCAGCAGTCCGTCCAGTTGAGCTGTTTGATGTAATCGCCGCCTGAGCACAGATGCTCGTCGTTGATCGCTTCAATGTCCTTGATGTCAGCAAGAGCGGTTTTCGCACGCTCAAGGGCGAGTTCAGCGTGGCTGAGCTGGTGCCGCTTTCTGGCCTTGTAGGAGGAAAACGCTTTTTCTTTCTCCGGGTACGCGAATCGCCGCCACGAATCCTTCGATACCCGCTTCGCATCCTTGAAGGTCTTACCTGTTGCGGTCTGCCGTGCCAGCGCCCAGCCTTCCGATCCCTCAGGGACGATCCAGTAGCAGTACTCGCTTTCACGGATGACTACATATTTCCGGCAGACGATAGTTACCCCTTCCGGGCCGATATGGTCGACGTAGCGAAAGTGGTCTGGCCCTGTTTTTTTCTTTTCTTCAGACATGACTTCGTCCTTGCCGCTATAGCGGCTGACTTTGAAGGGGGAGGGGAGGTTTTTTCTTTTAGCCTTTCAATTCCGGGGTTACATTCGTAAATCCTAGAAAAAGGCTGGCCAAAAAAATGGATGAAGAGTTGACAAATCTCGCGATCAAGCGTGCCGAGCAAGTGCTCGATACCGCCTATTTTGGACTTAATGTTCTCAAAAGTGGCGATCCCTCAGCGCGATCAGCGGGCTTGAGGAACGTCTTGGTCTTCGGAAGATCCGTGACATTTGTTATACAAAATCTGCGATCCATTGTTGGTGAGTCCAGATTCAATAGCTGGTACGCACCATTTCAAGATCAAATGCGTGCCGATCCTCTTATGCGTTATTTCGTCGAGGCCAGAAACAATCTGGAAAAGCAGGGGCGCTTAGATGTTTCTGTATCAGCAACGATCCACAGTCTCAACGGCAATGACTTAGCAAAGTTAGAAAAGCCGCCGTTCGAATCCACATCATTTTTCATGGGTGATCAGAACGGTGGATCTGGATGGGAGATGGACTTGGGTGGTGGTGAATCGATCAAGTACTACGTCAGTATCCCCAAATCTATTGGAGAGGTCCGCCAAGTTTTCCATAGCTTGCCAGAGAATATTCCGCAGGAACTCAGGGATCTGAGTACGGATGAGCTTTGCTCCATCTACCTTCAAAAATTATCGAAACTTCTTGCTGCGACCAAGGAAGAATTTCTCTTAGGGCCGAAAGAGCGGCCTTACCTCCGATTGGTCAAATAGCTGTATTACGGTACAGAGCGGCTGCTTCAGGCATCGCGGCGTAATTCCGGCATCGATACCAGATCATGGGCATCCACGATGGCCATACCGAGCTGCTCGGCTATATGCACTTCGAGGCGAGCGCCCTTTGATTCTTCCCAGTTCGGCAGAAGGGCGACCATTCCGCACAAGCCCAGACGCGTCAGGTCGTAAGCCATGTAGTCGCCCCATTTGGCGCCTTCAACGACACCATGCTCAGCCGGGTTTGCGACGGTGTAGCCTCGGGCGCGGAGCTTGGCTGCCATCGTATTGAAGGCTGGGAAATTGAAGTCCTTGATTCCCGTCATCGGTCCAGCCAAGTAGATACGGTTTTCCCGGTCGGCCTGAAGCGTGACGCCTGACGCTGGCGCCGGCGCAAGATCATGCCAGGTCTCGACCTCGAACTCAGCAGGGCGCAGACCAAGATGCTTGCCATCTGGCAGCACAGCCGCTACCGCGCCGTGGCTGTTGGTCCATACGGGAAAGATTTGGCCTTGAGGGCAGATCGGGCCATCACCCTGCAAGAGAGCGGATGTAATTCCCGGCATCGGATCAGCCACGACGGTCGTGAACATCTTCACCGTGCGCGGCACGCGGTCGCCGAACGGGTAGCTTTTGCTGCGCTTGTGCAGTGCTGGACAGTCGATACGGTTTTCTGTGGGCATGGGGCGTCCTATGCCGGGGCATGCCCGGGCGGTGGAGAGTGGGAAATCAGCTAAAGTTGAGCGACCACAACGGAGGTGCGTATGAAATGTTTCGTCTGCTCAACCGAATCAAACGAAGTGCCATCTGCTGGCGACTACAAGCAACTTGCCTGCCCTGAGTGCGGCGAGTACCGGCTATCAGGCACAGCAATAGCTCTTTTCAAAGAGCACAACTGGAAATTCAATGTTGAAGAGACGAGGCGCTGGCTTGCATCGCAGCAAGGAGGCGGCACGATTCCATTGATCAGCTCGGATAGGGCCGCAACTTTGATTTGAAGTCAGGCCGCTTCGGCTTGGCGTTCGGCGGCGCGCCACGGGTCGTTGGCGCGAGCCAGTGCGGCCATCGGCGGCGGGCTGACGCTGTTGCCGCACATGTGGACCTGCTGAGTTTTGGTGAACGGCTTGCCGTCGGCACCGTGGCTGATGATGTAGTCGGCGGGGAAACCCTGAGCCTTGTACAGCTCGGCCGGTTGCAGCATCCGCAGGCAGATGTCTACGATCACGTACGGCGTGCCCCTGATAGTGACGGTGACCAGCCCCAGCCGATCCTTGGTCGTGATCGTTGGCGCTGGCGCATCGGCGGCGCTCATGTTCTCGGTGCCGTAATAGCTGATCAGGAATGCCGCGACCCGCAGCGCACCGGCTTCAACCTCTGGCGAGAGCTGGAACTCAACCAGCGAGCTCTTGCCGCCACCGCCCGCCGTGATGGTCGGCGCCGGTTCGTCCACACCTTGGCCAACGCTGGCGCCGAACTGGCGTTCCATGAATGCGGTGACCAGTCCATGGTGAGTGCCGCCGGCGCTGATGGTGTGCAGCGGATCGGCTGCGTCCCGTGCATCGCAGTTGCCGCGCAGGTGCACCAGGTTCGCTGTCACCAGTTGCTGCTGGCTGCCTGTGTTGGTCACCGTGGTCATCGGATCGTCGACGCTCTTGGCGTCGGTGGTATTGAACCCTCCGTTCATCTGGGCCATGAACACCGTTGAGATGCCCATGGCGTGGGCAGCACCGGCAGGGCGCTGATAGTTCCCGCCGCTTGTGATGGTCGGCAGCGGTTCGTCGAGCGCCTTGCCTTCGTCCGCGAACCGGAACTTGACCAAGTGCGCAGCGGCGAGCGCGCGGTGACCCCGGGTCATCAAGGTGCCGAGAGGCTTATCCGCAGCTACCGGATTTCCGGCATATACCGGGCCACCCGCGCCTACCAGAACCGGACTGATCAGCGTCAGCTCGCCGCGATTGGCGCATGTCACCGTCGGCAGCGGTTCGTGGGGATCGTTGATCCGGTCGCTGCCTTGGTGGGTTGCCGGTGCGATGATCGGGCTGGCCATGGCGAATGATCCGCCGCGCGGCCATGACGTCACGGTGCGCAGCGGGTCATGGGCGGACTGGACACTTTCGCCCGACCAGTTCGCGATCGGCACGATGAATGGATCAGCCGCATCGATGACGAATTTCTTCATGCCCTTGGCGATTCGGCGCAGGGTGGCCGGTGCCAGGGGCTTGGCCCGGTCGAAAATGCTTTTGCTCGGGATGGTCCAGTCGATGCACTCGGCGGCTGTGCGCCACTTCTTTTGGCCCTTCGCCGGGTGCTTCGCGTGGGTCGGCTCAGGCCACACAATCGGCTGGCCGTCGCAACGGGCGATCATGAACAGCCGCTCACGGCTGGTCGGTGCACCGAAGTCGCAGGCTTTGATCACCCGCCATTCAACGGCGTAGCCCAGACGCTGCAGCTCGGCGACGAACACTGCCCAAGTTTGCCCGCGGCGTTTCGGGTCAGGCACCAGGAACTGCTGGTGAACCGGAATGACTTCGCCAGGCTCGGCAGTGGAGCCGCCCAACTTCATCACTCGGCCGGTCGACTTGCAGCGCTTCGCGATCAGCGGCCCCCACTGGAGGATCTGTTTCACGTTCTCCAAGCTGATGACGCGCGGCTTCTTCTTGCCAGCCCACTTCAGCCCGATCCACGACAGGTTCCGGATCTCGCGCTTGCGCGGCTGACCGCCGGCCGCCTGGCTGTGGTGCGTGCAGTCCGGCGACATGTGGAACCAGCCAACGGCCTTGCCGCCGCACTCGGTATCCGGATCACCGTCGAACACGTCGGTGGTGTAGTGCACCGCGCCCGGGTGGTTCACAGTATGCATGCTGATCGCTTGGGGGCTGTGGTTCTTGGCTACATTCACCGCGCGGCCCAGTCCCATCTCCAGCCCGGTACCGGCGCCGCCGCCACCGCAGAAGAAGTCGACAACGATCTCATCGTCCTGAGTGCTGAAGCCGAGTCCGTATTGAGTTTTGAAATCGAAGGGGTGTTTCTTCTGTTGTGCGGACATAGGGGATCCTCGCCGGGTATATTGCGATAGGGATTTTTTTAGGGAGTAAACGGATGTTGCCGAACTACATTCAGTACCGTTACGAGCTTTTCAAACAGAAAAAAGCAGCTAAATCTCTTTCAAAAAGCGAGCCGCCGGACAGTGAGCAATCCTACGAGAGCGGAGAAATGGCCGACTACGTCCACAGATGGGAGCTTTCTGAGCAATGGCGCGCCTCGATACAAACGAACTACTACCGAAGGAAGGCCGAATCACTTCTCGTTCAGATGCCGGAAGAGGCGGACTCAACGATGTACTCTCGCGTTGATTGGGATGATCATCCTGATGAGCCTTATTACCTGACACCGTTAGGGCTGAAAACAGTGAGCGATTTAATTCGTGCAGAGCAGAAACATAGGCGTGAGTCAGTGGGCTATTGGTTCGGAATCGTGGTGGGTCTTATCGGTGCGATCACGGGTTTGGTGTCTGCTTTTAAGGACTGAATCAATCTCCACAGAAACAAGCAATACCCTCGTCCTGCTCGGCGAACATATCGAATGGAGTGTCTGAGTAATCGAGCATCTGCTGGTATCTTGGACGGTCACTGCGGAAGCGTGCGCCGTCACCGGTGAACTTGCCCCCGGACACCACCGAGCTTTCCATGCGCGCCCACCATTCAGCCTTCGCCCTGTCGCTGGCAATGATCGAATAGACCTGCTTTGCGCCCTTCAGAAAGCAAAGGTCACAGTTGCCTTCCAGCGTTCGGCCGTTGATCGTGGGCAGCATCAGGTCGAATTGCTGGCCGGCCCAGAAGTCCGTCACGTCCTGTACGCCGACACCTGCATCAGCCAGCGGCATCACCATCGTGGCCCACTTGCTTTCACTGGTGCTCTTCCGGTGCCGAATCTTCACTACGCGGCGCGGCTCGTCGGCGCGGATGCCGGTCATCATGTCCACCGGTTTGTCTTCGGTCGAGAGGCCCAGACTCCGTAGGTACTTGTGGATGATCCTGATCTTAAGATCGATGGTGCAGAACCTGGTCACCGGATTTGGCAGGTACTTCCTTTTTCGGATCAGAGCCTCGAACGGCTCGCCCTGGCGACTGGCGCTGGCGAAGTCCACGACCTCAAACCCTGCTTCGTTGTCCCGAAACTCAAGCCAGACGATCGGCACTGACCAGCGCTCGGCGCATTCGCGGACAAACTCCAGAGTGGCCGGATGCTCTTTGCCAGTGTTGGCGAAGGTAATGACGAGATCGCTCAAGTCATCGTTGTTGTCCAGCACCTGGCGCAGCATGTAGGCGCTGGTCCGCCCGCCGGAGAAGCTCACGACGGTGGTCCCTGATATTTCATATGGCGACATGGGATCCTCGCCGGCTGGCGTGATTCGTAGAAGTGGGGTATGTATCTCTGAACTCACACTGGCAGGAGGCCGACATGAGGTTGCAGAGCGATGTAGATGCGCTGGCGGCTATCGAAGAGGACGCTAAAGCGATGCTAAAACGGATAGGGCTGCCGGACGACGCAGTGAAGCTGGAGGTGGTCGTCTTTCTTCGTGAGGTGATCGACCTGGCCAGTTACATGGAGTCGGCGCATCGGTTGGTTGAAACTCCGAGCATTGCCTGAGTTCCGACGTGCTGGCGTATTGACGGCCGTTGCGGTATTTGTGTTTGGCCCGGCATGGAGCCGGATGGAGAGCAAGATGAAAGAACTTGTTCAAAAAAACGACTTGCCTGCTTATCTGCGCGGTCTCGCCGCTGCCTCAATGCTTGTCGTTAGTATGAGTTCACCTGTGATGGATATTGCTTCAACGGTTAAATCAACCTATGAGATGGCTTATCTGGTAGAAAACTATGGGCAATACATTGGCGAAGGTCCGTACATGATCGAAAGCCAAGAAGGTAAAGAATGGAAAGAAACGCCCCAACCAGATCCTGTAATCACGGGTTATGCCTTCGCATTCACCGTGTGTGCAAAACTCGTGCGGTCCGGGAAGGAAATTGGCGGCCACCACTCCCTTCGGAAGTCGCTAGCGGGCTACGAATATATTCAAATGGATAGGCTCGACGACGCGATGGTTTCATCCATTCTAATTAAAATGCCTACAGATCCCGCTGAGCTGCAAGCTCTCAAAGAGCTTCTTGCTGAAACTACCGTGATGTTTTCTATAGATGACGGTTCTGGTTTTTTCCATCTGGGAAACACGATGATGGGTAATGGCATATACCATTCGTAGTTGATAGCTAAATACAAGCTCGGTCGCCCAGTGCGGTTTCCGATCAGCTAGATATATCGTCGAAGGGCTTCGGTGCTGGCTATTATATTTTGGGTAGAGTAATACGGGTGAACGGCATCGGGCCGGGACAAGGAGACGTTATGAATTATTGGGACTCATATGATTACCCCGAGCATGATCCGAAGGTTAGAATTATTTTCGGCTCACAGCGAACCGGTGCTCCGGTCGTCGCATGGCTCGGCCTCTACGGTAAAACGGTCGTTCCGCCGAAAGTAAATGTGGAAGCCAAATATTCATTAAGTTGCGTCGACGAACTGCAAGCGAGAGTGGTGATGAATGCACATGCTGATCAGTTCATCAAAGAGCGTGATCTTCAATCAATCTTGCCGAATCCGTAGCGCCTCTCGCTGATGCGCAAGCTTCAGTTTCCGCGACACGTTTTCCGGTATCACATATTCGTGTCGCGGCGGCGGCTCAAGCAGTGGAAGAGCGCCGCCCGGTCCAAGGCCGTGCAGGTGGTGAATCATCAGCGTGATCGCCTCGCCCTGTTCCTCAATGCCGCTCCAGGCCATCAGCTCAGCAAGTACTTGGCGCGTACCGGGCAGGCAGTGCATCCTGATTTCCTCTTCGCCGCGCTCCTTCCTCTTCGCCGCGGCTTTCGCTGAGCGATCTGCATTGCTCTTGGCCATGGCCTACCTCTTCAATTCCGCTGGCCGGCAAGTCCAGCCAGGTCTGTCGTTTGCGTTGTTGGGGTCTGGAACGTCTCACGCTGCGACCTTCACCTGATGCCAAGCGCCGGCGGCGTAGAACAGCTTCGCGGCTTCGGCTTCATCCAGCGAGATTTCGTCCGGAATGGCGATCCAGCCTGATGCGACCAGATGGGTCGGGTTCGCGCTGTTGCGCAGCTCAAGGTAGTAATGCTCGATCGCATCGGTGAGACGCTCGACCTTGTAGATGCCCTCGGGCGAGATCTCCACCGACTTGATGTACTCGGCGCCGCGCTCGTCTCGACACATGGCGCCGATGTAGATCGTCC